CTCATGATACTGTAATTTTTCAGCTTTATTCATGCGGCAATCTCCTCAGGCATTACATTATCATTGAATTTATCCAAAGTAGGACAACCAATTACATAATCTTTATCATTGCGGCGATACGCTCTGTTAGCTTCGTCTATTAAAAATTGTTTATTTTGCACAACAAACTGTAAACAAGCTACTTCTGAGTCAAATGGGTTATCACTATAATCATACATCTCCCACTGAGCAGTGACAGGAAGAAAATTTACAAATATTACGATTATCCATTTCATCTCAATCTCCTTATTTTATAAAATATAACACAAATAAAAAGCATAAAGCAATTATTAAGCTTTTTTAAGGATGTCTTTTAGATTAAAAGATGCAAGTTTGATAGTCTCTACTTTAGAGACTTGAAAAATATGTTTATTAGCAAACCTATCAGGGTATTGATTATTATATCTTCTTAAATCAAAATTTGATAATTTTTCATATTTAGAAAAGTCAGTATTTACGATGATGCCTACATATATGTCAATCCAAAACAATTTATCAACTAAAACTATTGCATGAAAATCATTGGTGATCAATAAGGATTGCCAAGTATTTGGAAGATGCTTACAAAGAAGAAGGCAAGAACCTTCACAGGTATAATTTCTATATTCATCATACTTATTTAATTCAGACTGTATGAACCACTCTAAAAAAGAATATATATCATTATATTTTTCGGTTAATACTTTAGAAACCTCAATCAAGGTTATAGCCTAAGTTCTCTAAAACCTGATAAACAATCTACATAACGCCCATCAATGTCTGGAGAAAAAAGTGCGATAGTAAGGTTTCTAGCTTTAACAACTTCAGACCAATTTTCTCCACAGAACACAGCTAATCTATTTCCGTGGTAAGGGTTTGCAAAGTATTCTTTTGGATTGTCTATTTGCCAATAGGTGAGTTTATCACATATTTCATCTACGATATTATAATTAATAGAAAAGTTGACATTGGGTTGACCAAAGAGAGCAGCTATATAAAAATGTTCTGGAAAGTTTGCAGGTTGTTTCCACGTCCAATTGTTAGTTGCATAGAGGTTATGGATAGATTCCATCAAAGAAGCACAACCTAAACGATCAATATCTCCCATTCGCAGCTGAACTTCAATAATGCTAGTACCAATTATTTCAATATTTACGCAGCCAGTATAATCCCATAACTGCTCTTGTGCCCAGCTCCAAGCTATTCTTACTGCATCATCTATAGCATGATTATATAAGTCATCATTAATTAAGTACCAGTAATCAAAAGCTCCGTGTTGAAGTTTTTCTCCGCAAAAGACAAACCTCTCTACAACACTACCATTACACATAATAAGATCAACAGAGTAGTGATCTCCCATGTGATAGGGAGACCAAAAAAGACTTGGATCAGTAATTTTTCTGTATTGTTCTTCATTATGGCAAACCTGCGAGTTTATAGAGCCTCCAAAAAGGTTATAGATAGGCTTTACACAAATTGGGTACTCAGTAGGAGTTGTTCCTATTGGTCCATGAGGTATATCTTGCGAAGCACAAATTCGCATCTTATCGTATACCCAACGCTGCTCTACAAAATGAGTCCAGGCTACGTCGTCAGTAGTAGGAATCAATACATCATCTTCATTTGATACTTCATGATATTGTTCCAACATAGCTTGGATAGGATTATAGTTAGCCCAAGTCATCATTACCTCTTAAAATTAGTTTAGATTCTTCACTCAAAACTGCACCGCCGGAGACCAAAAAGTTGTTCTTCCATCATCAAGCTTGATCCTCTCTACTGAATTGCCGTAAATATCCTGTTTTTGATTATAAACCATTACATGACCACCTCTTGCTTCTACTATCTCAGTAGGGTTTGATGCAAAACGAGTATACTTCCCATGATTATTATATAGATCAGAATAATTACGAATAGTTGCGCCTCCGGTCTCATACGATGCTGAAAGTACCTTACAAATTGCATAATAAAGTTTTTCAAGTTCTTCTCCACCTAAAGATCCCATAGTTCTATGAGGAGCAATACCTGCTAAGAATAAGGATTCTGACTTATAAATATTACCTACACCAGAAATCTTTTTCTGATCCATTAACCACTTTACTACCGAGTAAGTGGGATTACTTCGTGCGCGGGTATTAAACTCGTCAAGAGTACAAGGATTATTAAGCATATCAGGTCCGATTGATCTAAGTTTTGCTTGTAGATCACTTTCTTTATGAACAAACTTAGTAGTCCCAAAATTGCGCATATCGTTATAGTAGATAGAAGAGTCATCATCAAAGTATAAAGCAAATCGTGTATATTTAGAAGGTTTAAGTTTAAAGTTGCCTGTCATTCCTAGGGTAGTGTACATATAACAAATGGGAAACATGTCTCCAAATTCCCACCAAATAAATTTACCTTTATTAAACACACCTTTGACAGGGAGATGATTTTCTTCTAAAGCTATATAAAAATCTGCAAAACCCGTGGGTAAATTTTTTACATATCTTCCTGATATAAAGTTTATATTTACTAAAGACTTACCACGCGTAGCGCGATCAAGCTGACGACAAGTTCTAGTACACTCTGGTCCTTCAGGCACTACACTCCCTCACTATGTAGTGGTTTACAAACCCAATCTATAGAGTCCCACTCTCCATCAGAGGGAATTTTGACATAGGCTTCTAACATTTCAACACACTTAGTTTCTGCTTGTGGGGGATCAAACCTTTGAACTTCTTGTGAAATGCAAGAAGAGATTAAACAAACTTCTAAATAAACTGCCCATAAAATTTCCATTACTTAAAGTTACTCCAGGTTTTATGAAGTATATAAAACCAACCACCGTTGATTGCAGGTTCTACAAGCGCAACTGCTCCTGCTTCCCATATACTTGCTCCAGTCATAAAACTTACAACAGTCATTGCAATTATAATATGACCTAACGTGTATATAACAGCAAGAGCAGCACTACTGTGCTTGATTACGTTAAATATACCATCACTAAACTCAGTCATTATCGCATACGCAAATTTGCTTGACGAGGAAAGCCCCAGACATCAACTGCGGGTACACGAATCATACGTTCTTTAGTATTCTTTTTATCGGGATTTTGGACAGTAAGCATAACATTTTTACCAGCACGCCAAGCATTAACCTTATTTGCGCTTTCTAAGTCTGACCCTCTATAGTCAATAAGCATAGATTTACGAATTCGGTTTCCAAAACGATTTGGATTCTGGTGAGTATTGCCTTTAGATGTTTGCTGTTTACGTTGACGTTTTTTAGCCATAACTGCCTCCTTGTTTAAAACATAACTAAATATAGTATATTTTAAAGCACTAAGCAACTACAGAGTAGATGTCATTACAGCATAGTTGGAAGATATAGTTGAATTTTGTCTTAAATCAAGAAAGGTGGATATAAAATTTTGAGGCTCATACAGTTGTGAGCATTTGGGACATTCTACAATATCAAGAGGTTCAATTTTACCGTTTTGGAACCAAACTTCTTCTTCTTGTGAACAGATTGGGCATTTACTTCTGGCTCTGTATAAAGACATTTTGTACTTTTTGATAGTATAAGTCCATTGAGTGATCAAAAATACCATCAAATGGTTGTCCTTTAGCCAGAGCACGCATGCGTCCTCTCCATTGGTCTTTAAATCTTTGCCAAGGAGACATTTTTCTAATATTTCCATGATGATTTATATAAACTAATTCACCATGATGGACAAATCTTATTGGGAATGGAACTTTAGTAACAATATCATTGTTATTAACAAAACGATAATGTTTAATTCCATCGTTATTCATTTCTTTGACGAAAGCGCGATTACCTATGCGGGGGGAACCAAAAGTGTAAAGTTCGTTGGCGTCTAACCGACTTGCCATGATAGTAGCTAATGCAGCTCCGAGTGAGTGACCCGTACACGTAATATTGCGTTCACCGTCAAGTTTTTGTTCAGATAACCACTGAACAATATTATCATAGACTTTATCAAGAGCTTGTGCAAACCCAAAATGAACTAAACCCTTTTCTCGTGCTGGTTTTCTCCAAGCTTTAACATCAGCTAAGATATCTTTCATTTGATTAGGCTCAGTTCCTCTAAATACAATGAAAATATTATTTGCATTACTTTTTCTACAAGCAAAGGCCTGAGTGCCGTCAGTATCAAACCAAGCAAATTCATTATATCCTAAAGATTGTATTTGTGTTTGAGCAGTATCTTGCTTTTCATAGGCTATCTTAGCAAAATCAGCCATAAGTGCTGCTTTTTTTAAATCCATGGGGGACTCCTTAGATTATTTAGATTTCATTTTTTTAAGAATAGCAGCTTGAAGTGCTGGTGGAAGTTTCTTTTGTGCGGGTGTTAAGCCGTCAGTTTTACGCTGACCCTTCATTTTACTTCCGTTCATCATTGGTGATTTTTTTGACATTTTTGTCTCCTTTTGATATCACTCCACTCGTTTTCATACTGAGTAGGGTGTTCAATAATAATTTTGCTATAACCAGTACTTACATGTGTTATAAAATTAGAATTTATTGCTTCTGTTTGTTTGTCTATTATGTGAGTTTTTACTTCCTCTTTTGTTGGAAATCTATTAAGTATAGAAATTCCATATTCTTTTGTTTTTTCTTCATAGCTTTTAGTAGAAATTGAACCGTATAAACCTCTAACTAATGAATTTTCTACAACAGCAGTTGTAGCATAGTAGTTATTATTAGAATCTATCATAAAAGATACGTCGTACTCTTTATAAAAATCTGGTTTTACAGATTTATATTGAGATCTTTGTTTATGTCTATTAACAGAACCAATTAAGTCCTTTTTATATATTTCTAAAAAGTGATCTTTATCATCTACTAAAGATTCAGAAAATCCTCTATCTTTACATCTAAAGGAGTGAAAAATTGTCCCTTGCTTATCCATAGTAGTAAAAAATACACCCCAGTAAATATCATTGGTATAAACTTTTCTTACATTTAATAAAGCAAATCCCTCATCATAATGTACTAATTGTTCTGTTATTTTTTTAGTATTATCGTATTTAAATAACCAATAATCGTCAGTTTCAGGAAACTCCGCCTTGGTGTAGACTTTAACTTTTTCCTCTTTTTCCAAGATCTATTTTCTTTCCCTTATGTGATCCTGATTTTCTTGCTATAAGTCCTCGTGCAACAAGGCGAGCACGATTAGTAGATCCGATTGAGCGTCCAGACTTATGTTTGCGTAGTAGCGCAGCATAGTTAATTTTTGGTTTTTTACGTTTTTCAGCCATACCAAATTTTACCTGTTTGCCAGAGGGTTGTCCAAAGATTTTTGTAACTTTCTATCCAAATCTTCCTCTAACGAGTTTAGTTCTCTTTTGACATAACCTTCCATACCAGATACTTTATCATTGAAACGATTATTAGCATCTTCAATCATAGATCTTGCATCTGATTTAGTTCTGTCCATAAGTGCCTGTGCTTCATCTTCTACATTATCAATATCGTTCTCAACTTTGTCTAGTATTTTTTCCATACGAACTAAATCACCTCGTAAGTCGTGTTTTGTATCACGCATAAAATCAACCTGTTCACCGATTGCATCACGAATAATGATAACCTCTTCTCTAGTTACTTGCATCTCTTCTTTGAGCACTGCAAGGTTCTTATCAAACTCTGATAGGTCTGGAGCTACATAGTTTTGGATCTGTTCTTTCATATCCATATAATCTTTGTAGAATTCAAAGCCTCCCCATAACGCACCACCTAGTGTTCCAATGAGTGGTAATACTAGAAGTAGTTTAGACCCACCAACTTTTATTCCGCCATATTCGATTTCAGCCATTTGTATCTCTCCTTAAGTTCTTTAGTTCTTTTCTCTAATTCTGTTTCTTTTGGTCTTATTATATAATCAATAGATTCATACATCCATGCACCTACAAAAATAATAAAGACGAATATTAACGTGAAGATTGTAACTATTACCCACAACATTATTTTAATCCTGTATATTGTAAATCTTCCATTGCTCCAAAGTTAGGGTCATTT